CAAACGCTGTAAATAATCTTGAGAAGTCAAAGTGGTACAGAGATGCTGACGATATGCAGAGAGAAGAGGCCGTAAGAGAAATAAGAAAGTTCTTCGGAGAAAAACTAAAGGCTGCTCCATCTATTGCTAAGGTTACTGGAAAGACTAAGCAGACTGCATTTGTGTCAGACCTTGCTGCCGCAATTCGCGACCAGGTAAGACTACAGGCACGATCATCTAGAGAGACAGCCAAGAACATTAACGACAGACGTAAGGCTCTTGGAGTGGCTATAAAAGACGTTGTAAAGGAATACAAAGGAAAGATTACAGAGAGACAGCTGAACGCTATCAACAGAAAGATTGCAAACGTTAATCTATTTAACCAAGAGATGGTTGAGAGAGTGATAGACTACGTGAACAAGGTGATGAACAATGCTGAGTATGCTACAAAAGTGAACAACGCATTTGCCGAAAGACGTGCCATCAGACGAATGATGAAGTCTGGAAATATGGCAGAGACTGTTGCTGTTGCAAAGGAGTTTACTCAGATTGATCCGTCAATGGTTGATGACATAGACACATACCTAGAGATGGCTAAAACAATAAGAGGAGCCGTTAAGTCATCAAAACGTGTTAAAGACTCTGTGTCACTAAAAGAAATAGTAAACTTTGGAGAGGCATACGAGTACATCAATCCTATCCTTAAGGCTCAAGAAGAGTCCATGAAGAATATGCTATTGGCTGAGTACAACGATCTTGCTGAAGCTGGAGTTATCTCTAAGGATATGACTCTAAAGGATATCAATAATATAATAAAAAATATTAGAGCAGCAAAAGACGAAGATGTAACAGCAGAGCAAGAAGAAACGGCAAGAGAATTCTTAAAGCAAAGACTTGAGTCAATTAAGTCAATCATCTCAATGGTTGCTAAGGGATACAACCCACTTACTGGTGAGGTCATGGAGATTAGTGACCGAAACAAACAGATGATTGCAAAGGTTGTTAAGTCAGACATGAACAACATGTCTACAAAACAACTGATCGAAATGGTTGACTCTCTGTCTAACTTTGTAGAGAACGGAGCTGTAAGCGGAATAGAGGCTGCATACGAAACATATATTGGAGAAGAGAACGCAGCATCTCTTGAGAGAGAAGGTGTTGTTGCTAAAACTGTTAAGCTATACGCTAGCAAAAAAATAGGCGGTATCCAAGCATTTTCTTTTATGTCTCTACCAGAACTATTTAATAGAATGTTTGGTGGTGTACAGAATGGCATAAAGGTAATGACAAAGATGGGATTCTCTGATATTATACTAGGTGCAAATAAAGCTAAAAAACTAGCAGAACAAATTCAAAAAAGATACGTTGATAAATTTGGTGATGTAAAAGGATTCTTTGATAATGAAAACATATACGAGAGGGGAGCTCTAGCATTTTTAACTAGAAATGTAATAGGAAGTGAGGCTGAAATTAAGTCAGAATTTAACAGACGTGTTGACTGGTTATTTGAAAGCTTTGAAAGATTGAAAAGCGGAACAGCTGAGGAGCAAAAGATGGCTGTTGTATATGGTGAGATTATAGATAAGCTAGATATTAAATCTAGAGATTTAGAAAAGATATACTCAAACGCAGACAAGACAAATGTAGAGGCTGTAAACTGGTGGGTAGAAGAATGGTCCAAGCACTACTCTGATTTATCTGATGTATCTAGATCCGTTTATAATGCAATACTTGGAAAAGATACTGGGTATACTCCAGACAGACTTAAGATGACTTCAAAAGAATCTTCAGACAAAACTACAAGTAAAGATTTAATGGATTTGATGGAGAGAAACTCATCATTTTTAATTAATACCGATGCCATTACCAATACCAATGAGTCTGGAGTTATGATAGCTTCTATTAGACCAGAAGTGAAAAATACAAAAGGAAGATACGTAAGTCTAGACTTTGAAATAAACAACATAGACTCACTTACTGGAGCACTTGTAGATATAAACACTGCTGGAGCAATTAGAAGACTAGATTCATTTATGAAGTCTAAATCATTTGATAAAATTATACCAAATTCTGATGATCAAATAAGAATAAAAAAACGAATTAACAGGTACGTTAGAAGAATAAAAAATAAAATGCCTGCATCTAGTGATTCTATTCGTGATTTTAATAAAATTATAGATACAGCTGCATCATTAGGTGCATCAATAGGTCTTGGTGGAGCATTTCAAATAGTAAAACAAACAGTATCTGTTGCTATGAGTACTGCGCTACAGACAGGAGGTAACTTTAATATATATGCTGGAAAATCATTTAATGATTGGCTAGACACAACAGGTGCTACAGTTGCCAACAGAGGTCAAGAATCAATTTCAGCTATTGAAAGTGCAAACAAAAAAATACAATCATTTAGTGGAAACTTTGATAGAACACTTAAGGCGGTAAGCAAAGCAACTCAATGGCAGTTAAAATTGGTTTTATCTAGGCCAGACGTATTTGTAGCAAGGGCAGCATTTAAGTCTTATTATGAGCAGTTCCTTAAAAACAACGGATACGATGTTTCTAAAATAAATTGGGACACGTGGGCAGATACAATTAAGAGAGAAGGAATAGAAGAATTAAATAAAGAGGCCGTAGTTTATGCTGATACAATGGTGTCAAGACAGCAAAACGTATCTGACGAAAGATTAGCAGGAGAGGCTCTGGCTAGTGAAAATGATTGGGTAAAATTATCTAGAAAAGTATTGCTACCATTTGCATCTTTCAGTATAAACCAAAGAGCTAGACTTATAAATGATTTAATAACTATAAAAAACAACTTGTTTAACAAGACAGCATCAAAAGAAGATGTATCTATTGCGTGGAAGTCTTTATTTGGTACACTAGTTGAACAAGCTACCTTTCAAGCAATAAACTATTCAATTGGAATGTTATTGTATTCTGCTGCACAGGGAATAGCTGGGCATGATGACGATGAAGAAGAGTGGGAAAAAAGAAAAAAGAGAGCTACTCAGTATCCACTAAGATCACTAGCGGCTGATATTACATCACCAACTCCTTTGGTTGATGACTTGTTTATTGATTTCTATGATTTGATTTTATCAAACATGGCAGCACCAAGCGAAAGCGAAATAAATAAAGCCATAAATGATGAGAAAAAATTAAGAGAAGAGTTAGGAAAAGATTTTTCTGATTCTCAAATAAAAACTTTTAGAGAAAAATATATAGAAGACAATACGTATCAACTGTCTCCAAATTATATAAATACTGAAGATGGAAAGTGGGGTATGTTGTCAATTGCTTCAGATCAAGTAATGAGATTATCTGAAAACTCTGAGATGGCCACAAAAGGAACATTTACATCTGATTATCAAGGTAAAGAGACAACAAAATACCTTACCGATAAAGATAGAAGAATTGCTCAAGGAGTATTTTATATGTTAGATGTTCCATACACAACTGGTGCTGGCTTTAAAGAGATGGGTCAAGTTGCTAACAAGACATACTCAATCATAAAGAAGAGAGCACTTACAGAAAATCAGTATGAGACTTACAAGCAGTTTAAGAAAGACTTCAAGAGAGAACCTCAAGAATGGGAAATAAATCTTATCAAGTCAACAAAGTCAGACAATAAAGCTCTTGGAGAGCTTGACTTTATAAAAGAACAGGGTGGATTAAGTCCAAAACAAGGTGTAGAATATCTTAATGTGTTTAAAAAGATTGGTCCACTAAATCCAGAGGAGTACAGAATGATAATCAACGGTAAGAAAGCAGACCAAGTAATTAAGTCAGTACTAAAATAAGTGAGTCAGTCTAGCAACCTGTCCGTTTAACGGATGGTGTATGAATGCCTCTACAGCCTTTGGAGCGTGCTGGTATCCATTTCTGTGATGCCAGCTGTCAGTGCCAGATGGTGATCTTAAAGTCTCAACGTTTACAGACATGTAGTCCTTTGATGTCTTGTGGTGGATGTGATGTCCGTATATGTATCTATGGCTACACTTGTGCCACTTGTCAGAAGCCTCGTGAGCCATAAGTAGTGGTAGGTCTTGAACCTTAGCTCCGTCCATGTGAGTTGAACCGATTAGGTTCTTACCATAAACGGTGTACTTCCTGTGCTTCATGTCATTATCAAAACTTACATTGTCGCACTCGCTAAACCACGCCTCAACACACTGCAACAACATGAACCCAGACATGAAGTCGTGGTTACTTGGGTTGAATACCACGTGAACGTCAGCTATAGTCATAAGCGACTCAATAACATCAATCAATAGCCTCTTTGCCATTATAAAGTTGTCGTACCACATTCCGTCAGTGTCCTGCGGTGTACCAGACGTTGTCTGTCTTCTTGGATTGTCTATGTGTAGTATGTCGTTGCCAGCTATAAATATCACCTTGTCGATATTGTATCCAGATGCTCTACTGATTATACCACTCATTCCGTCCATAACTCTTTGAACAGCAATCTGTTGGTTGTAGTCTTCTCCAGTCTCAAATGCAGATGAAAGCTTTCCGATGTGAACGTCAGCTGGATCAAACACCAAGCAGTGTGGATCCTTTAGCTTGTCTCTTTTTAGTTTCTTGTACGATGGAGCCCAACTCTTTATCTCAGCTATAAGCTCAGTCTTGAACTCTTCTAAATTAACATCAGAAGACTCACCCTTAACGTTAATACTGAAGTGCTGACCCTTGTGCCAGTAGTGTTTTACGTCTTCAACTGGAATTCCTACTCTTTCACACTCATCATAGATAGCTTTATTATTTTCGTATCTGCTAACAACTCTGCGCACAGAACTTCTGTTCATTTCACTGTTATCACCAAAAACTCTTCTAGCTATTTCTGTTTTGTTTGTTATACCAGACCTATAAAGGTCCAATATCTCCTGGGTTTGATTCGTGACTTTTTTTGACATCCTTTAAAATTTTGATTAAAATATCGATTGTTTTATTTAATTCGTCTATGTCATTATCAACCAACGACTCGTATATAGTGTCAGTCAAGTCGTTGATGTCAGCCATCAGCACATTAATGTAAGTTAGTTTACTCATCTTTTTTTATAACAACAAGACAAAGATAACATTTTATCTATAGCTCCGCAATCCAATTGTGAAAAATTGTTCCCATATTTATAACTTCGTTATAAAATTCACCCACTTCTTTATCATTTTCACTCTCCATCTTCTCGTATATCTGATTTCCAAGCTTATATACCTCATCTACAAAGTCATTACCAGACTTCTTAATTTGTTTTTTGTACAGCTTAGGAAAGTCATCCTTCACGTCTTCCATGAAGTCCATCATGATTGGCAAAATACCTACCAAGCACGCCAGTTTTTTCTCTTTCGAGATAGATTTGTTGTTCGTCATAGCTTAAATCATTAAAGTTAAAATTGAAATTTTGATTAATTAGTTCCTCCTCAGTGAAGTATGTATCGTTTTTGTGTCCTAATATGTTACTTGTTATTTTATTAGAACCAAACAACATACTTAACGTATAGTTCTGAACACCTAGTTTTTTTAGTATGTCATTGACGTGTACTCCATCAATTAACATCTTCATGATTTGAACCTTGTTGTCGTAGACATATAGGTTCTTGTCATGCGAATTCTTGTACCGAAGATTTAATTCCATGTTCATTTAGTTCTTTCATTCTGTATACCTGCAAAGGACTAGGCTTCTTTCCTGGTCGCTTTACCTCTATAAATTCAACGTTTGAGTCTTTTGGAATGGCGATTAGATCTGGAATCCCAGGCTTGTTAGTCTGTACAAGTTTAATGACATAGTATCCCTGTGCCTCAAGCTTCTTTATTATCTTCGCCTGTATCTGTTGTTCTGTCATTGAAGTTACAATAGTACTTGCTAAGGTACTTAGTTACCTTCTCAAGATTGGCAAATCTAACAAAATTTAATTCAGAATCCAAGACTTTTATTTTTTTTATCACAATAACACCATCATTGTACTCGTAATCACATATCTCTAGTACCTGTTGATCTGGTGTCTCTAGATCAAACGTGTCAACCAACAGCTTGATCATCGGATCGTTTATCATCTTCATACTATTCTAATTATTAATGACTTGTTAAACCATCCAATAACTAGCATTCCTTCTCCTTGAACTTTGCTGTAAGCAATCACTGGCAGCAAAAAAAACATTTTATCTTCCATAATCTTTTTTAAAAATATTTAACGTATAACTCTTCTTTGATTTGACAGCCTTGTAGATCTTGTCCTCTATGCTGCCATCTGTGAATATCCAGTACACCTTGTTGTATAGCCTGTCCATTGTTGTCATCCTGTCTCTGGCCTGCCAGTAGCTAACAGCACTGAAGTCAATGCTGTAAAAAACTAGGTAGTCAGCATTTTTTAATGATATACCCTCACGACCAGACACAATTTGCAATGCAATAACCTTAAACTTACCAGTGTTAAAATCATCCAACTCTGTAGTCATGTCATCTCCGTACACCTGCTTGAGCGCGTTTAACTCCTCCTTGAACTTGTAGAACACACCTATCTTTGAGGTCGCAAATTGCGACTTCAAGAACTCAGCCTTAAAGGTTGACAGAATCATTGACTTGCCACTCTCAAACTTAATAGTTCCACCTGCAAGTTGGTGCATTTTTTGCATCAACTTAGCTGGAGTGTCCGCAAGTATCACCTCGTCCTTACCCTCAACTACAAGGTCTCTCTCTAGCTTCTTAGATATGTTCTTTATAACATCTGGCATGTCAACGTATAGTATCTCCTCTTCAATCTCAGTAGAAAATCCTGCCTGCCTCTGCGTGTACGTTATCATGTACGGCGACACTACAGACATTATCTCTTTCTCTCGTCCTCTTGAGTAGTCGTTAACCATTAGCCCGTTAATCTTTCGCTGGAACTTGTCAACGTACATGTCGGACCATCTATAGAAGTTAGCGAACTCCTTGAACATGTTATACGGGTGCACCCAAAACTGGTGGTATATCTGAGAGTACGACTCTGGGGTTATAGTACCACTAAGTAGTATCACCTTTGGAAACTGGCAATCAATCACCATCTTTCTTACCTGTTTGGCTCTTAGGCTAGGCTTAGGAAATGCGCTCATGGTGTGTGACTCGTCACATATAATCACGTCAAAGTCCTTTCGGTCTATCTTGTGTATGCTCTCATAGTTAGTAATAACTATATCATGGCCAGGAAGTATCTTATCAGCATCAGACTGAATGGATGATATCGCCTTCTTCTTTGTGAGAAACAATATAGAGGTAAACCCTAAAACTCTACATATATCCAAAGAGGTGAAGGTCTTACCAAGCCTAACTTCCATGGCCAGACATAGTATATAACTCTTGCTCAATATATCTACACCTTTCTTAGATATATCGATCTGATAGTCACGCAGTTGCATTCGTCAGTAGTAAAATGCAGTCATCAAGCTCCATCTGTACGTCAATGTAGTGGTGGCCGTAGAACCTACGTTTACCCTCACGAAGAACCATGATGCTGTATATTGGCCTATACCTCAACAACGTCCTGTCCATTGTCTCTATAAACCTAATGGTCATCTTAAGATCGTCAATCTTATTTGTTATTGAGTCATAATCCCTGTGATTATTGAACGTTACCTTTAGAAGCAACTCATAGAAGTCTAAACGACTCTTTAAAAGCGATTTACTTAGTTCCATAATTAAAAATTTAATTCAGTTTGATCTTCAAATTTAATAAACTCAACAGTCTTACCATGTGCGTTCCTGTATATCTTTGGCTTCTCACCAAACTTGTACTCTCCAAGAACCTCTATCCATCGGTAGAACCTGTTGTGTGACAACTTAAACCTTCCGTAAGGCCCGTAGTCTGGGTACTCCTCAGTGAACTTGTTGTACATCGTTTGCCCAGGACTTGCGCTTCCTATCTTGATGTAGTCGTTATCATTTGACGTAGCCCACTCCCAAAAGTCAGCAGATGTCTCAGCGATGAACTTACGTGTCTTAAGGTTCATGAAGTCACAACGTATAAGACCTTTAGATAGGTAAAGCTGAAGGTTGGATATCATGTAGTTGTCAAACCTTGACCACTCGCTACCACCCCAACCTGCAAACAACATGTGTCCAAACTCAGTCTCTGGAGTAAACATCTTGGAGTAGTACTGCTTGAACTCTAGGTCCCACTTCCTTCTCTCAAAGCTGTTACCAGCACCCTTGATGGCATAGTTTGTCGTGATGACAATCTTTGGTGAACTCTCGAACGGAATGTGTATCTCATCCTTGTTCTTCTTCTCAAGAGTTATACCCTCAGTGATAACCGAGAACAACCTCTCGAAGTCAAAGTTCTTACTAACGTCATCAAAGACAAGCGTCTGAGTGTCTACCTGCACACGTTGGTACGGGAATGACTTCTGGAAGCTGAACCCCTTTCCGTCAATAATAACCATCTTCTTTATAAACGATATCGACTTGACGAAGATCCCTTTCCCCGTACCACCTTCAGGATTGTCGCTAATAACCTCGTCATTAAGTATGACAGCAGGGCAGTAGCTAGCAGGCTTGTAACTATGCAAAAGGTAACCAATAGTTGACTCCATCGACTGAAGTCGGCTCGAATTGTTTCCAGAAATGTTTTTAACGAATCTCTTAAATTCACAATCATCAGTATTTAATTTATTAAAGTCTCTATCTATCTTTTGTTTCTCCCACACGTAACCACCTAGGTCCTTGTAGTCTATCATATCAATGTTGTCCTTTGTCACACGAACAGCGCAGTTACGATAGTACAGGTACGCCTCGTTGATGGTATCAACCATGAAGTACGGCTCTACCTTGGCTACATAGTTTAGGAATGCCTCTTGGAAGAACTTCGTGTTGATCGCAAAGAAGTTGTACACCGACATGTCGTTAATACCCATCAGATAGTCAAGCACAAAGTCCTTGATCATGTCCTCGTTTGTGTCGCTAATGATGTTGTCAACTATCCGTACAAACACAAAGTTATTCGATCCGTTAGGGTAGTACTTGTAGAATCCGTTACCCTTTAGGTAGTCCCTAAACAGGTGAGGCACTAGATCAATCTTACCCTTGCTACTCTTGGACCAGAACGTGTTGTACTCCTCAGTCTCAACCATCTCGTTGATGATGTTCTCGTCAATGTCGGTAAAGTTCTGCTTTATCTCCTTAACTGGAACACCTCTAAGTATGTCGTTCTTAATATTGGTCGTCTTGTCAACGTCCTCGTAGAACTTAGTGGCGTGCTCGTGAACGTTCTTGTATGCAGACCAAACAATCGTGCTAATCTCAGAGGCCATGTCACCATCGTCATAAGACATTAGTACATCAATAGCCTCATCCTTAGATATTCCGTACTGGTTGAGTGCTGATGCAAATATGAACAGGTTATTGTTTCGCTGTCCCTTGACCATGCCATGCTTCTTGTTCCACCACAAAGACAATCGTCTAACAACCTCATTGGAGTCGTTAATGATTATCTTCGGCCTTGGCTTAACAAAGTCATCGCTGTTGTCCATTTCTACCCACGTCTCAGACAGCTCGTTAATGAATATGTCAGGGTCGTAGCTCTCGTAACACACACGTGATATGTTCTTGCAAGACTTGTCAAACTCATCGCAGTTGTAGTACTTCTGCAATGCAACAAAGTACTTCTTGTGGTTGGACGCATCCTTTGGAATTCTAACAAGAACCTTCAGTCCATCACCAGATGGTGACGTGAACACAGAGTACGAGTACTTGTCGTTGCACAGGTCTTGTCTCATCTGATACAACGACTGATCGTCCTTGAACCCGTCAAAGTCTATGCATATCAGTCCGCTGTGCTCGATGATAGCATTGTCAGCACGTCTAGAGAACTGACCAGAAAATAAAATTGAAGGAAGACCTTTCTTTAGGTTGTTACGTTGCTCCTTGTCCTCGGCAGAACGTATCATCTCAACTAGGTCCTTTGATACACCATCTCTAATTCTATCTAATGCAACTAGTACGTCTACGTGGTAAGGCTTGTCAGTTTCATTGATTGATTTAAAGTAGGTTATCATAGCATTGATTTTAATTTTTGTAAATAAATTACTGCGTCCATCAACTCCTCCTGCAAGTGGGTCATCCACTGCTCGGTAGACAGATCATTTCGGTCCATTGTTGTGTTATACTTCTTGATTCCTACGGCTGATCTGTGCCGCATTTTAGAGACCACAGCCTCTACTACACTGTCAACTTTGATGTCGGCGGTGGACGTTGATTTCCATTCCATATGTTTGAGTTTAATTTTACTTAATAAAGCACACACTACCCATGCGCATGTGTGCAGAGTTTTTACCTGCATGGCGGCTAACCACAGAACCCTAACTGTAACTATGTGTGATCCCGTTTGGATTCGAACCAAAGACCTACTGCTTAGAAGGCAGTTGCTCTATCCAGCTGAGCTACGGGACCAAAAACTATTTATTTAGTTTTATCTGATGATCGTCTAGTATCTCGTGGAACTTATCTCTAATTTTTTCTACCATCTTCCACTCCTCATCACTAAGTTCTTCATACTTCCATAGTGTTCTTAACTCTTGAGAGATGTCCCATAGAGCTGAGTACATCTTGCCACCATGCACAGCAAAGTCAAACTCTATCTGGTCTTCTGGCATATTGAATTCAAGTGTTGCTTTCATATTATTCTGATTTAAAGGTTAATAACTATCCCATTTATTTTTTCTTCGTTGTTTTTTAATTATTTTATTCCAGTATTCCTCATATGTTAATCTTATTTTTTTATTGCACTTAAGGCAATCTGTTGAATGCACATACATAAAACGATGATTACAATGAATATACTTTCTCCAAAACCTTATGAATTCTTTAAACATCTTATTCTGATTTAAAGGTTTCTAATAAGTCTATTGTTCTTTCAGCACCATCATATTTAGACTTTGCATGTAACATCTCCCCATTTATATTTATATTTTTGTCAGGATATGTTGCTACAAATTCTGCAAAACTACACATTTGTTCCTTCTCCATTTCTATAGCTTTATCCCAACAATCAGAGTTGTAATTAAATTCTTCTTCACTATATGGTTCTGAATTTAAGTTTTCTAATAGCCACTCTACTGCTGTTTGTTTCATCTTATTCTGATTTAAAGGTTTCGTTGTAGTATTGTTCGGCATTCAATTCGTAATAATCCTTTGGTAATGGATCGGGCAAGTCATCTAAATACCCCGTTAAAAATGCATCTATTATCTGCTCTTTCTCCATTGCTTTGGCTTGGTCAATATCCCCCTTTGTAAACTTACCAAGTCTATCAAAAAGTCGTTGTTCCAACCACTCTACTGCTGTTTGTTTCATATAAAGGATGTTTTTATAGGTTTTTGTTCTTTTTATGACCAGTTATGCTGTTTGTTTCATAACTTATAGGTTTAAAATTTGTCAAGTTTTTTAAGCTCATAGGTTGACATCACAAATTGTGATCTCTAGCGTCAAAGTCTTTTGGAACGTCATTGAAGTTAGGTATCCGTATACCCATTGCGTCCTGTAGCGTGCCCATTATCGAGTCAGCCGTTGCTCCCCAGTACATCTCACAAGAGAACCCACCATCGTTGATGTGGTATGGTGGGTCAAGGAAGTATGCCTGTCTAAATTTATTTGCTGGTGCTGTAAACCTTCTACAGCTCTCCTTCATCGGGCAGTCAAAGCCACCGCACTTAGTTATATCGCTCATTTTATTTTAAATTTAATTGTTTCTACGTTGCCATTGTCAAACATTCGCACCTTGTATCGTCCACTCTTTATGTCGTGGAAGTATATCGTGGTAGCTCCATCAAGAGATATCTTTGGCATGTACGTCTCGTTGTATCTTAGTACCATCAGTGAGTCATACCTGCTGTCTAGCTTCATTGAGTATGCGTCACACTTTGATGCTGTCTTGCATGACAACGCAATAACAGGAATTAGTAACAATAATTTTTTCATTTTGGTTAAATTAAAGTGGGTAGCGTGACTACCCACCTTGGTTAGTAGTAGATTAAAACGGTAGAGAATCGTCCTCTTTTGTTGCCTTTGGAGGTGTGATCTCTCCAATCGCCTCAATTCGCCATGCCTCAATGTTATTGAAGTACTTGCCGTTGTACTCTCGTCCTCGAATTCTAAACGATACCTCAACCTCTTGTCCCTCAACAAACTTGTCCAAAACGTCAACGTTCTTCTGCGTTAACTGGAACAAGATGTCCTGTGGATACTGATCGTGTGGCTCGTTCAATACGAACTCTCTCTTTGTGAACTTCTCGCTCACCTGTACTGCTGGGTTTATAACCTTTAAAACCCCTTTCATTTTAAAATCACTCATTTGTTTTTATTGTTTAGGTAATTAAAATACATTATTGCATAACTCTCAGCCTTCATTAGTTGGCCGTCCATCCAGCTGATGTCATCGTCCGTCAGCTCTACTTTCACAATCGTCACTCTTAGCTCATCAGCTAAGTCGTCCATGTAGTGAAGGTTGTCTGACTCGTTGTCTGGAATCAACTCCTCTGGTGTGTTACTAAGTACGTACGCCACCTCGCCATCTGTCCACTTCTTTCCAGTAGTCTTGGTCAGCATGTACAGGTAGTGCTTGACCTGCCAGTCATACCCTGCCTCCTTAACCTTCTTCTCAGCCTTCTTCAATGTCTTTGGCATTGTCTTCTTAGACCATGGACTCTTGATGTCGATAACCTTCATCATCTCAACGTCAACAATGTCTGGATGACCTACAGATATGCCATGCTTCAGCTCGTAGTAGTCGTCAAACTCAGCCAGCTTGTGGTGACTTCTAAAGAACAACCTGTTGTAAACATCGATTGATTCGTCCTCAACGTTAGTCCCCTTGGTCATCTCACGTGAGCTGATTGATGTCTTGTACTCGTACACCATCTCGTCAACCATCTCCTCAATGTAGGTCTTAGCACCCTCGCTCAAGTCGTCAGATAACATGGCCTTCATCTCAAGCTCATCTCTCTCCTCAGCCTGCTTCTCAGTCAGCTTAATCTTCATCTTCAGTCCGTCAAGCTTCTCTCTCTGCTTGTCAGTTAGACCGCCCTTACGTCCCGTAAATAGCGGTGAGCATCCTGATGATCGTACCTTAATCATTACCAAACATCTTTAGTTGGTCCTCAGTGATCGTGTACTGCTTCTTGATCTTGTCGATCGTTGTGCGTCCAGTCTTCACCGCGTCAATCGCCTTCTCCAACTGCTCGTCAGTTAGCTTAGGTAGTTCCTTCTTAGGTACTGGACGAGTGCTGAATCTCAGCGCATCGACCAGACCTTGAGGACTCTTTACCTTCTCAGTTGTGATTACGATCGTCTTGCCTACGTAGTCGTTAGGATCGAACGAACCAAAGAACGTTTCCATTCTCTTAAAGTTTGATCGGTTGCAAACCATTGGCTTATCAAACTCCTTGAGCTTAACAAAGACCTTGTCCTCCTTGCCCATCTCACCTACGAAGGTGTCTTGATAGATCTTCTCGATCGTTACTTCTCTCGGCTCGTACTTGCCGTTGACCTCCAAGTCCCATGCTCCCATGTACTTGTTGTCTTTCATTAGATTTCTCCAGTGTGCCATATATTTAATTGAATTGATTACAAAGTTTTTAATATTTTTTCTAATTTCCTAGCGTATTTCTGTTTTTTTTCCAACATTTTAGTTAATCTTTCATCAATTGTCTCAGATTCGTACAATGCTTCGTCATCTTTCGATAGCTCAGACAGCTTCTCAAGAACCTTGACCTTCCTGTCCAAGCTGTCTACGTTCACCTTATAACAGCCTGCCTCCCATCCAACGTTGGTGAAGAAGTGCATCTGCTCGTCAGTTACTGGCTCGTGGAAGTCGGAGGCCGTCATTGTGTTCATCACCTCAATGCGGCCATCCTCGTCAAAGCACTCGATCTTTACTCCATGGTCTATGTACCATGAGCTGTTCATTGTTCTGAATATTCTGTTGTCCTCGTTAGCGGACACCTGTTCCCATGACTTCATACTACTTAATTTTTTCATGATAAAAAGTGTAACCATCACTATTGAATAGAGTGAACTCTACGTTCTTTGCCTCTAAGAAATAGCTTGTGTACATACCCTCATCGTTCATGCGAACATAGGTTATGATTGCTGTCTTGTTGTCCTCTCTTAAAAGAAAGCTAGAGAATACTGGTGTCTCCCAATCCATTTTGACACTCGTATAGTTTGTGTCAATTTCTAACCAATCTAGAGACTTTAAGTGAGCAGACACTGCCTCTTCCTTGGTGTCGAACGAACAGCTATGTTCATAGCTTACAGGATAGACTCCAGATTTTTTGGTTTCATAAAAGTCTGGAAGAGATATCTTCTGAGACATAGACAAGAAGGTAATTGCTACCAACATAACTCCCACTAGTAGTGGCTTTAATAAACGTTCCATAATAATTAAATTTAAAATAACATAATAAAATTGTAAATAATTCCTGCCGTTGATAGTGCACTAATAACAAACAACGGAAAGAGCGCAATCCTCAGCTTGCAAATACACCGCAAGCCTAGATAGTAGGATAACCAAAAGGTTATACCCGATAAGATTAGATTAACCATAGGCATTTATTTTTTTTGTTCGTCAATATAACTCAACACGAATCCAACAGCCACTAGTATGTTCATCCCCATGGATGCCAGTATCTCATATATGTCGTCATAGATATGTACAGATAGATGTACATGACCGACCATCCAAAACGGAATGCTTAGATTCTGACTGATCCAAATGATGGTGTACCTTACTAGTTTAAGCATGGCTTCAGTGTTATTATTTGTACTACCGCCTTCTCAATCGATAGAAATATCGCTCCTTCAAATGCTATCTCAAAGAACACCATTGCGTGCTCCTCGTCACGACAGCATATGTATATGTTGGACTCCTCGCCATTCTGTATGTATTTAATGTTGTACCTGTTCATAAATCTAGCTTTACTTCAGTTATTAGGTTTCGTGAGTAGTACTCCTCGTCAGTGTAATCACTCACCAAATATACGGAGACTAATGAATCTAACCAATCCTGCCTATTCCTAAATGACTCAACAGGCTCGTAGCTCATGTGAACGTCATACATCTTGCCATTGATTGCTACCGATTGCCACTCGTCTGTGTAGTCGAAGACTATTTCTGCTACCTCTTGATTGTCTACCGACAGGACTACTGACCGATAGAACGGATTTACTTTTGCTTTCATAATGTTGGTTTTTGTTAAAATGTGTTAATAAATGTCGGTTTGTGTTGATTTTTTTTTGAGTTGACACTCTGAAACCCTTGATTTTACTATGTTAGTGTTGAAATGTTAATTTTTATACCCTAATTCAAAATAAAAAAAAA